CTATCTTTTGGCTGTCGGGCGTTTGCATAGTTTTTCCGATTTAGCGTTTGCTGCGGCGAATTTAGCCGTTAATTCTTCCTCTCGTTCACTTGCCCGCCGTTGCCAAGAAGAAAGCGTGTCAGGGCTAAAAACAGGCTTTCTGCCTGTTGTTACAGCCTGCTCGTACTCGTGCAGTTCGTCGGGCGACATGAAAGGTATGTATTTCTCTATTTCGAGGACTGCTTGAATATGGGCGAACGCTTCCCTTTGCAGATTGAACAACTTGCCTATTTCCAACATTTCTCCATGTCCGAGCAACAGCCAACGGGCGTTGATTTCGGGCAGGGTCGATAGGATTGTCAATACGGGTTGCAGTCCGAAATTCTCACCTCTCAACAACTTGGCGAGATACTGCGGCGTCCACCCACAGAGGGCGGCAAATTCTGTCTGCCGACCACCAGTCTTGTATCTTATTATCTCCTGTAATCTACTATTCATTGTATTGGCCTTCATCTTCTATATTTTTGTCGATATAGAGTTGGGCAGCTTCGGTCTTCGTAGCAGTCGCCCGCATAACACAAGCTGTCAAATACATTATACACCAAGATGCGCCACCAAAAAGAAGAGGAACGCCAAAGATTATTTCGCGTGTAGTAACAAAAGTTGCAATCACACTTAGACCGAGAACTATCCAGCCTATTACCGTACACACAGAAGCGGCAATACGCAAACCTTTTACGCCATTGTCTTGATGATTTATTATGTCCATAATATTATTTAATTCGTTTGTAATTGTACTCGTGCATCCATGACAACGATTTATCGTGCAAACGTATAGTATTATTATCTATTATTTTATATTCATAAGTCTTTGTTTGCACAATACTAAACGTTTCGTCTTCATTTATTCCATACATATCTATTTCACGTTTTGTTGTGTTTACAAAGAAATACATACTCCACGCTTCCCAATCTTTGTTGAGATATAAGAATTTTCGAGTTGCATTGCCGTGAAAATACATAATTCCACTCGCCCCTCCATTCTTGCTTACGCTATGCCCAAAAAGGTTGAAAGTTAATTCTTCGGGGTCAGAAGCATTATCGCTTTTCCATTTACCCTGCAAGACATTTAGTACTTCTTTTTCTTCTGTCCTATATCCGTTGACGATTTCTTCGCCATTATCTTTACTACAAGAGACAAAAGAAAAAAGAGCAATAATACATATAATCCATTTTTCCATAATTAAAATATTTTATTTGTTTTCTAATAATGTTATAAGCCTATCAATTTGTCCCTGTGCTTTTGCAACGAGCTTGCGCTGTTCTGCTATTTCATCAATGGCTTTCCCCAATAGCACGTTTTCTTCCTCTTTATCGCAGTCTGAATAATTGTTTGTTGTGGTATTATTTGTCGCGGTGTTATTTGAAGTATTACCTCCGCTTGAACCTATATTATTGGTTATAACACCTGAATTATTATCTACCTTTTGGGAAACATTTATATTATTTTTGAACATATTCCCCTCGCCTGTCTTAATCCAAACTTCGTTTATATTATCATCAAGAGAACAAAGGGCTTTCACGAACTTATCGGACAAAGGTACTTTACCATTCACTATCTGTGAAAAGGAACTTTTCGTGTAACCAAGCAAGTCAGCCAAAGCCCTTTCGTTCACTGCTATTTCTTGAAATATTAGCCAATTAATGGCTTTTTTTACTCGTTGCGTTACGTCTGCCATTTCCTTAATAATTGTTAATAACGAAACTTTATTTCGATTTTCCTTTTATTGAAACGAAACTTTATTTATATTTGCACCGTGTTACGGTAAAACAACCGCACAAAGATACGAAATAATAATTAAAATCGGAAACAAACCGATAAGTAAAATCAGAATTTTAACAAAAAAATAAAAAAATATGATGTACACTGTAAAATTAAAAAATGAGGTGCAAGGAAGATATAACACATGTCAAGTTGCAATGAACCACGCTTCTGATTTAATAGAAGATATGGGTGAGATTGACGATTTTTCTTCGGACATGGTGACAATCAATGGCAAACCATACAATTATTGGGCTGGATATTAAAATTAAGCGAATAAATATGGACGATGTAAAGATTTTCAAAACGGACTGCCAAAAGGAGCGAGAAAAGCGAGATTTGGCTATTTACAACGAGTATAACGAGATGATGTCTGTCGATGGGCAAAGCAGGACACTCGTTACACAGCACTTGATGAAAAAATACGGCGTGCATAGTCAGGGAACTATATATGTAATACGCCGTAGGGTTGAGGAAATGTTGAAAAAGCAGGAGGAAGTATTATGAGTACAGCGGCAGCAAGAGCGAAATACCTCTACAACAAGAAATACCAAGATGCGTATTGGGAGCGCAGGGCAAAACGCGAGGGGCTTTCTGGCGATGAAACTGATAAGCGAAAAAGTTCTAAAAAAGTCGCTGACGAAGTTCAACTATTACAGACGCTTAAATCGGTGCTATTGGGCGACCTTGGCGAACCAACAAAATGCTGTATAAATCGTGACGGATACATCGGGAAAGACGAAAAATACATTAAGGCATTAGAGAACAGCAATAGGATTATGGGTAGTGAAAACAGAAGACTTATCAACCTATTGACACAGTATCAAAAAATTATCGGAATTGGCGTGGATAAAATTTATCACGAAATAAAAATGAAAGGAACTACATTATGAAAAAGACTATTGCAGAGTACGCAAAATGGGCATGTTTCTCTATCTTGCTATGTGTCGGAGGCTTTGCTTTTATGGTACTTTTGGGCGATGAAAACCCAACGAGCCCAATGCCTTTCAGCAGGTGGATGTTGCTGAAAGCAACGGCGGGTGTTATCCTGTACCTATGCGTCCGTGTGGGGCGTTGGCTTCACATGGCTGGAAGACTTCCCGGATATCTTGACCGCATAACAGAGGAGGAGGCTTGACTATGGAGCAGATGATGAAAACCACTGGCGAACAGCCGACACTGCGGGAGTTAAGCGACAAACTGAACGAGATTGGCAGGTATGCCCTTATTGGTGCGAAGCCCGTCCTCGACATCTCAGAAGCCTCACTTTTTACAGGTTTCAGTAAAGGGCGTTTATACAGGCTTACAAGCGAACGGCAGATACCCCACTACAAGAAGAACCGCAAACTCTATTTCAGAAAAACCGAGTTGGAGGCGTGGATGATTGAAAAAAAAGTGCTGACTGTGGAAGAAATAGACAGCCAAGCGTCAACTTATGTAGTAACACATAAATAACAAAAAAATGGAACAGGCGCAAACCCACAAGCGGCTTATCCGTGAACGTCTTCTTAACGGTGGGAGCATAACCGCCCTCGAAGCATTGAGGGATTTTGGCTGCTACCGTCTTGCATCGCGGATAAGCGACCTCCGCAGTGAGGGTATGTCTATCGGAAAGACAATGGAGGAGAGTATCAGCAAGGTAACAGGCAAGCCCGTGCGGTTTGCCCGATACAGACTTGAAAAGCAAAGCCCGAAGCATGAAGAGGGCATTAAATAATTTACAATTATGGATAATGAAATCATCGAAGTAAACCAAAGTGAGATGCTATCGGCTATCAACCGAGCAGAGGTGGATATGCAGATTTCCACGGCAAAGCAGTATCCTCGTGATTTGAATGCGGTCTTGAATAAGATTGCTACCTATGCCACGATGGATAAGGAAACGGCAGAGGACTGTTTCTATGTTCTACGCCGAAAAGATGCAAGTGGACAGGAAACCGTGATAGAGGGGCTTTCCGTCCGTATGGCAGAGATTATCGCGGGAGCGTGGGGAAACCTCCGTGTACAGACACGCATTGTTGGCAATGACGGAAGAATGATTACCGCACAGGCAATATGCCACGACCTCGAAACCAACTTTGCCGTAAGCAAAGAAGTGAAACGAAGTATCGTAACCAAGAAAGGCTACACCTACTCGCAGGATATGCAAGTGGTTACGGGTAATGCCGCCGCATCTATCGCTTTCCGAAACGCTGTTTTAACTGTTATCCCAAAGGCTGTAACAAAACGCATTATCAACGAGGTAAAACAAGTTGCACTCGGGCAGAGCATTGACCTTGAAACAAGCCGTCAGAACATCATCGGCTACTTTGGAAAGTTAGGCGTAAGCCAACAGCAGTTGTTCGATTATCTTGGCATTAGCAAGGTTGAGGAAATCGACAAACAGCGTGTTTTTGAACTCCGAGCAACTGCGAATGCCATTAAGGAGGGGACTACAACGGTACAGGAAACATTTGTACGCCCCGCTGTTAAAGCCAAGAAACAGGCGGAGGGAGAGAAAGCCGTAAAGTCGGCACAAGATAAAGCAACAGTCGCTATCGCCAAAGCGACAGGAAACGAAGTACCCGCTGGCGTTGATACTGCAACGGGAGAAATCTTTGTAGAGCAAAAAGATAAGAAATCATCAACAACCAAAAAATAACAGTTATGGAAATTAAGAAAGAAGATTTACAAGAGTTGTACAACACTTTGACAAATTACCCCTCTATCTCAAAAGAGCAAGTAAAACACGAAATGCACAAAGTCTTTGGCGAAGAAATTTTCAAGCAAAAGAATGTGATTGATAGAGTGAGAACCTTTGAAGACGCTTGCCGTGAGTTGGGGGAGGATAATGCATTGGTACTTCATTACAGGAAACTAATCAAGGAGAATGAGGAAAAAGACATATCAATGACAGATATTGTCGCTTTTCTGAAACTCCGTATTATCTGCGCAGCACTAAACGAGGGCTGGGAACCACAGTTTACAGAAGATGAATGGCGTTGGTATCCTTGGTTTTTCCTGTGGACTTCTGAAGAACTCGACGAAAAGGACAATGAGTGGAAACAGGATAGCCATCTGATGAGTACAGGCGATTTCCATACAGGATATGCGGGCTTCGCCTCTGCGTACTCGAGTGACGCCCCCTCGGGTTCGTATGCGACCGTCGGCTCTCGCCTTTGCTTAAAGAATGAAGCGTTGGCCGACTATTGCGGAAAACAGTTTATTGAACTGTGGGCTGATTTCAACCTTATACGCCGCTGACAACCTGTTGAGGGGTGTAACACTCTGTTGCGCCCCTCAAAACAGCATATAAACAAAATTTCAAACAAATAACTTTATCAAAATGGATATTAAAGAAATCATCGAAAAGCAAGTAAAGAGCTGGCAAGAAGAGAACTCTGCTAAACGTTGTGTTATAATAATCGCTACGGAAGATTTAAGTGATAACAAAACCGCTCTTGCTATGGGAATTATGGGAAAGAGCTTTGACCTTAAAATGGCTATCGCAAAGGCTTTTAATGCAGATGAGCGATTATCTATGCTATTGGAGGATGGAATAAAGTTTGCCCTCGTTGAGAAAATTCTAAGTGATAAAAACGAAAAAGAGGAGGAGGAAAATGAGTAATACAATTATACGTCCAAAAGACAGAACCGAATGGCTAAAGCATAGAGAGAGCGGAATAGGAAGTAGCGAAGTTGCTACAATCGTGGGACTAAACCCGTGGGAAACCCCATATCAGTTGTGGAGACGCAAGATTGGGCTTGACGCGCCGAAGCAGGAAAACTTCGCAATGAAAGCAGGACATTACCTCGAAGACGCTGTAAGCCTGTTTTGGCAGGACGAGACAGGACAGCAAGTTATCAAGTCCTCCGCTGGGGATTGGCTTGTCCGTGATGATGAACGCCCTTATTTGCAAGTAAGTCCCGACCGTACATATTGGTTGCGAGATATGCCACACAGCAATGATAACAAGGGTATTCTCGAAATCAAGACAACGCAGAAAAGTATTGATGAGGATGATATACCCAAGCATTGGTTTTGCCAAGTACAATATCAATTAGGTGTCGCTGGCTATCAATATGGCTCGCTGGCGTGGCTAACACAGGGCAGGGAGTTCGGATACAAAGACCTTGCTCTTGTTCCTGACTTTTTTGCTTGGTTGGTTGAGGAGGTTGATAAATTTTGGCTTGATAACATACAGGGGAAGCAAGAGCCAACTGCTGCCAATGTTCAGGATATTCTGCTCAAATACAACCGTCACACGGACGGAAAGATTGTAGAGGTGAACGATGATATATTCGCCGCTTACCAAGACCTGAAAGCCGTTAAGGACGAGTTGGCTGTCATAGAGGAAAAGAAAGCCTCTTTGGAGGAGAAAATAAAAATGGGCTTCGGCGATGCGGAGGCTATCAGTTACGCAGGGCAAACCCTCGCTACATGGAAAGCCCCGAAGCCGAGCCGAAAGTTCGATGCAAAGGCTTTCACGGCGGCGCACCCTGACCTCGCGAAAGAATTTACGATGCCAATGCAGGGCGCACGCCGTTTCCTGTTGAAGTAAATCACTGCATGCATTAACCGAAAAAACAGATGAAAAGATATATGACAAATTACAACTCCGAATATGGGCGGATAAGCCGAAAGGCTCTCCGACGCTGCTGTTATGCGTGGTTAGCCCTGTGTTCGGAGTTTTTCAACCAAAACAGCAATAAATGATTACACTTAGGCAAAATCAGCACGAGCCGATAGATAAGGCGATAAGGTTCTTCCAAGAGCCGAAGCCAAAACCGAGCTTGATAGTACTACCGACGGCTTGGGGTAAATCGATACTGACAGCGTTTGTCGCCAAAAATACGAATGACAGGCTGATAGTATTGCAACCGTCAAAAGAGCTGTTGGAGCAGAACTACAAAAAGTACCTGCATCTTTGCGACGGCTTCGCCAATGCGGGCATTTACAGCGCGAGTTTCGGGCGCAAGGAGATAGCACAAGTTACTTACGCCACTATCGGCTCGATAAAGGCACTCGGCGCAAAATTCAAGCAATTAGGCTTCACGAAAATGCTCATCGACGAGGCGCACCTATATCCCCGTGAGGCAGACAGTATGCTCGGACGGTTCTTGCAGGATAGCGGTATAACGCATGTACTCGGAATTACGGCAACGCCCGTAAAGTTACAGACAAACAGAGATATGGAGGGGAATACATTCTCCAAACTCGTAATGCTGACATCACGGAGCAAAAAAGGCAACTTCTACAAAGATATTATCCATGTCGGGCAGGTGCAGGAAATGGTCGAACTCGGATTTTGGTCGCCACTAAAATACGAGACGGCAGGTTTTGATGATAGCCTGTTGGTATTCAACAGCAGCAAATCGGAATATACAGAAGACAGCGTACAACTTGCATACGAAGCGAACGGTGGCATACAATCCATAACCGACACTCTCGACGCACACCCTGACAGGCAGCATGTATTGGCTTTTGTTCCCTCCGTTCAAGACGCAAAAGATTTATCAATCCGCTATCCCAACTCCGCCGTAATATATGGCGATATGGATAAGGGAGAACGAGCGCAGACCATAAAGCGTTTTAAGGCGGGCGAAATCCGTGTTATATTCAATGTCCGTGTGCTTTCTACGGGCTTCGACTACACAGGTATAGATTGTATAGTGTTGGGTATCAGTACGGCTTCCATAGCCCTGTATTATCAGGTTATAGGGCGTGGCACACGCATAGACCCAAACAAGGAAGACTGCCTTATTTGCGATTTGGGCGGTAATGTGAGCCGCTTCGGGCGTGTTGAGGACATCGTGTTTGAGAAAGGTAAGTTGTGGCGTATGTTTGGAACAGGCGGCAGATTGCTTTCGGGCATACCAATACATGACATTGGTAAGTACAGCCGTGAGGACGCCCAAGCAAACGACGAAAAGGCAAACGCCCCGATGATTATAATGCCGTTCGGCAAATACAAGGGTGAGCGTATCGCCGACATACCTCTCAATTACAGGCAATGGATGATACGCACTTTCGATTGGAACGCCCGTAACGAGAAACTCCGAAAGGCGATAGTGGTAACAATGTAAAGCAAGCGATTATGGCAAGACCGACAAAAGAAACCGTCGATTATTACCCACATTTTGTGAAAGGCGGGCGAACTATATTCATACTTGAAAGCAAGTACGGGAATGACGGATATGCGTTTTGGTTTAAGTTGCTCGAAATCCTCGGCGATGCAGAGGGGCATTATTATGATTGCTCAATACCTAACAACTGGGCATACCTGTTGGCAAAGACACGGTGCGATGAAGAAACGGCAAAGGCTATAATCAGCACGCTCCTTACTCTCGATAAGATAGACGGCAAATTATGGAATGACAGGCAGGTTATTTGGTGTCAACATTTCGTGGATAATGTTTCAAGTGTTTACAAAATGAGGCATGCAGAGATACCGACTGCGCCGAGTTTTTCAGATGATAAACCACAAGGGGTAAGCGTTTCTAACAATGAAAACAAAGAGGGGGTTGAGTTAATACACAAAGAAACCGACATAGTAAAGGAGAGTATAGAAAAGAAGAGAATATATCCTTATCAGGATATTGTCGCCCTGTGGAATGAAATCTGTGGAAATTGCCTCCCGAAAGTGAAAACCCTCAATGGCAACAGGCGGCAGAAAATAAAATGCCGACTTGAAGAGTTCGGAGGCGATAGCAAGGAGGATTGGTTGGCGCACACTAAAGAACTGTTTGAGCGTGTGATAGCCTCCGACTTCCTGCGTGGCGGTAATAATTCGGGCTGGACGGCAACGTTCGACTGGGTGTTTGAGAACTCGAAGAACTGGGTAAAGGTTATCGAGGGCAATTACGACAACAACAGGGGTGCAAAAGGTTCACAACGCCAGCAACGAACACAGTCGGGCGTAACGCTCGGTATCGGTGAGTATATTGAGCCACAAACAGGACGGCGCACATACGGCACAGGTAAGGCAACTATCCCCCCGACAGCCCCTGCCCGACCATCGGAGCGGCACAGCTGGGATGCGGCGACTAACAGTTGGATATTATTATGAAACTGAATTGGGATAAATACGGCATAAAAGCTCCTTACGGAACACATTCGGGCAATAAGAAAGTGTTTTGCCCGCAATGCCATAACGACCGCAGGGATAAGCGCGATAAAAGCCTATCGATAAATCTTGCGACGGGTGAGTTTCACTGCCACTACTGCGGGTTTAGTGGGTGTGCAGCGGAAAAGGAGGCTTGGGAGCGAGAAGACCGTCCGTGGCATAATTACGCCCCTATAAAGCGGCAGAAACCAGCATACAAAAAGCCACAACCCCGCCCACACGCCCCAATGTCCGCCAAAGCCCTTGCATGGTTCAAAGGCAGGGGAATAAGCGAGGCCACACTGCTGTCTCTGAAAGTTACGGAGGGCAGCGAATGGATGCCACAGAAGAACGGACAGGCAAATACGGTGCAGTTTAACTACTACCATAACGGGGAACTTGTAAACACGAAGTTCCGCACGGGCGATAAGTGTTTCAAACTCGTAAGCGGGGCAGAGCTACTCCCCTATAACATCGACGCTATCAAGGGGCAAAAAGAGTGCATCATTACAGAGGGTGAAATGGACGCTCTGTCACTCTATGAGTGCGGGCGGCATGATGTTATCAGCGTTCCGAACGGGGCAAACGCCAACCTCGATTATCTCGACAACTATATTGAGGAGTATTTCGAGGATAAGGAAACTATCTACATAGCCTCCGACACGGATACTAAGGGCGTTCTCTTGCGCGATGAGCTGTTGCGACGTTTCGGAGTAGAACGCTGCAGGGTGTTGGAATACGGCGAGGGATGCAAGGACGCTAACGAACACCTGATGAAGTTTGGGAGCGAAAGCCTGTTGCAGTGTATCGCCTCCGCACCCGAAATCAAGGTTGAGGGGGTATTTACGGTAAGCGACTTCGAGCAATCGCTGGACGCGCTGTTTGAAAACGGCTGGCAAAAGGGCGTAACCATCGGACACGATAACTTCGACCGCCTGTGCAGTTTTGAAACAAAACGCCTGTGTATCGTAACGGGTATTCCGGGCAGCGGCAAATCGGAGTTCATCGATGAAATAGCCGAACGATTGAATATGCGCTACGGGTGGCGGTTCGCTTATTTCAGCCCCGAAAACGCCCCACTCGCCTATCATGCCTCAAAGTTAATAGAAAAGTTTACAGGGAAGCGTTTCAACCGCCAATCACTTACATTCGGCGAATATAAGCAGGTGAAGCAGCATATCGAGCAGGACTTTTATTTCATCGCACCAACGGATAACTACCGAGTAGACAATATTCTTGAAAAAGCCAAATACCTCGTGCGGCGGCGGGGCATTAAGGCCCTCGTTATCGACCCGTACAACAGGCTTGAAAGCGAACAGGGCACACGGAATGAAACGCAGTACATCAGCGAGCTGCTCGATAAGCTGACAAACTTCGCGCAGCGCAACGACCTGCTGATTATCCTGATGGCACACCCAACCAAACAACCCCGCAACAAAGACGGGGTTATAGAAGCTCCGACGCTGTACGACATCAGCGGCTCGGCTAACTTCTTCAACAAGGCGGATTTCGGTATCGTGGTACACCGAAACCGCACAGAGAATACTGTTGAGGTACATGTTCAAAAGGTCAAGTTTCGTCACCTCGGAGAGTGTGGAACGGCACTTTTCAAATACAACCTCAACAACGGGCGATATACACCGTACACAAACGGCATAGAGCCGATATGGGACAATGAAAATCATATACAGGCAGAAATCCGACAAAGGCAACAGGAAGCCGACGAAGCCGCTGTTTTCGACTTTGGCGACCTGCCCGAAGACGACTGCCCGTTCTAATCAATAAACAAAAGTAATATGAAGAAAATTATTTTGGCTTTCAGCCTATTAGCAGTTTTATCAGGGTGTAAAACAAAACCGTTCAAAGGTTTTTTAGTGTGTAAAGAATACATCAAAGGACACATGGATGATGAGCAACCACACATTCAGCAAGAGGCGGCTGTGTATGTACCTGTTGTTCCAAGAATACATACGCCTGAATATGTACCGTCTGCATGGATATTCTATGTAGCAAATAAAGACGGTGTAAGACGATTTAATGTTGACAGCCTTACATACACAAGGCACAAGGTAGGCGAAAGAATTACTATGAACCTAAAATAACAGAGATATGGAAAAGAAAAAAACTTATGTGCTGACACTTTCGGCGGCGTTTCCGAAAACGCACAGCAAGGCAGGAATGGCTACGGGCTTCAAGGTAAAGTTCGCTCTTGGGCAAGGTTGCCCCGATTGTGATAAACCGCAAGATTTATCAGGTGTAAATATATCCGACTGTAACGGTTGTGTAAACGCTTGCAGCCTCCCAAAGTTGCACACTATCCGTGCTAACTTTCCCCTTTGGGAGAAACGCATCAAAGAGATACAGAATGGGTACGCGGTGTTATCCATTCGGCAATGGACGGGAAAGCCTTACCGAAGCAAGCAGGTGGAAATCGCACGGCTTACTGCCGAGAATGGCATAGGCGTACAGCAATTGGATATATTCGATTTTATGCGCCCTGCAAAAGTAGATAGTTGCCAGTTGGTTGATTTAAGAGATTTGGCAAATAACGATGGTCTATCTTTTTCAGACTGGTATCACTGGTTTCGCTTAGCTGATGTAATAAAGCCTATGGCAATTATTCATTTTACAAAATTCAGATACTGATATGAAACGAATATTAGATGCTTGCTGTGGTAGTCGTATGTGTTGGTTTGACAAACACAACTCCGAAGCACTGTTTATGGATATTCGTCAAGAAACAACGACACTATGCGACGGGCGTACATTGGAAGTTAATCCCGATGTCGTTGGTGATTTTCGTAATATGCCATTTGATAATGATAGTTTCTATGCCGTGTTGTTTGACCCGCCACATTTGAAAAACCTTGGCAAATCATCATGGCTTGCCAAGAAATACGGTCGGTTATTCCCAACATGGGAGGACGATATAAAACAGGGCTTTTCCGAGTGTATGCGAGTGCTAAAACCAAATGGAACGCTTATATTTAAGTGGAACGAACAGCAAATACCGACTGATAAGATTATCGAAATTATCGGAACAAAGCCGCTGTTCGGACACACATCAGGCAAAGGACAGCATACCATTTGGATGTGTTTCATTAAATGACAAAAGATATGAAAGAAAAAGATATTTTCCACGAATGCTTTTGCACAGGACAGAAAATGACATGGGAAGAATGGGCGCAATGGATAGATAGCCACTCAAGCGACGAGGTTGTGCATAAGTGTGGAGAGTTTGAATACAACATCAATGACGTTTGCCTTAACCCACATCAGGCAATAAATTTTGTTGAAAAGGATAAAAACAAATTTCAAATAAGCACATGCTGTGCAGACAGTGGCAAATGGGGGTATGGCATAAGCTACTGGTTCGTAACGCAGGGCGGTGGTTATGCCGCTTCCTTTGCAAGGGCAACATACGATACGGAAAAGGCTGCGGTATATGCAGCACTTCAAGAGGTAGAGTTGAAATGCTCAAAGGTTATCGACGAAATCGGACGGTATGGAGAAAAGCCCGAGATTGAAGACGAAGAAAAACCGCGCAATAGCTCGTGTTTGCCAAAGTTAAAGGCTATCAAGAACAAAATAGAAGCATATAAACAACAATATAATCCAATGGTATTAAACCTATTTGGTTGGTAAAAATAACGAATTATGAATAGAAAAATTATTTTCAAAGGTTGGAACAACAAGTACAAGTGTTGGGACTATGTAAATAACCCTATGGAGGACTGTGCGCTGATAGACCAAAATTCGGTCGGACAATACACAGGGATTGACGACAGTAAGGGTAAGCCCATATACGAGGGAGATATTCTTTTTGTTAAGGTTCTTAGAGCAGACAACTATTTCGAGTACTATACCGATGTAATTTTTGAAGACGGCGCATTTTGGATAAAAGGAGAAAATACAAAAGACTACGATACATTGTTGTATGCTTATATAAATCCTACAAGCCCGCTTGTGGAATTGGAAGTGGTAGGCAATGTATTTAGCAACCCTGAAATACTGAAAGGAGGTGAGAAATGAAAGTTATCAGAAGCAGTATTATTCCTTTCAAGGTATTTTCAGCAATAAACCTTTTCGGAGTAGTATTCGTGCGAAAGGAGATACGACCGCAACACAATATCAGCCTACGGAATTGGGATATAATGCTCAATCACGAGCTGATACACACGGCACAGATGAAAGAACTGCTGTACCTTCCGTTCTATCTGCTGTATGTACTCGAATGGTTTATACGGCTGGCTATATACAGAAACACAAGGAAAGCCTACCGCAACATTTCATTTGAACGGGAGGCATACGATAAGCAAGCACACTTCGACTATATCATTTACGATGAGCGCAAGCCGTATGCCTTTATTAAGTACATTCTAAAAAAGAACTGAAAACCGCGCCCGAACAAATAGAAAACGAACATTTAACAATAAATAAAATCGTAAAAACAATGGCAAATTTTGGTATCAAAATCGACCTCTTGAAATTAAAGGGGGCGTTCATGAGAAACTTACAGGGCAAGTCGGAAACGAAATGCTGCCTTATTATCCCCGTCGATGATTGCGAGGGTGTGTTCCTCGGAGAAAAGGGCTGTTATCTGAATATGACGGCTATCGCTATGCAAGAGCCGAAGTACAAGGACACCCACTGCATCAAGGTGAACATACCACAGGAGCAGCGGGAGGCAATGACGGAAGAGGAACGCAACGCAATTCCTATCATTGGTGGGCTTCACGCTATCGATGTTAAACAGGCAAAAATTCAAGTGAACGGCACAATTGGGCAGGAGGCTTTTGCCCCGTCTGATGACGACCTGCCGTTCTAAATCTACTCACAGGCGGGCAGAGAAGCGCACCACTGACATTTCGGGGGCTTATATGCTCCCGCTTTGTCGTCTTGGCGTGTTTCAAGCCCGCACAAGCGTTTTAATTCAAATGGATAAGCAAGTTATAATGAAAACAAAGAAAACCCGACAGACAAAGAATGCGCCTCAAATAAGGGATGTCTTCACGGTTATATGCAATACCGACTTGGGGGTGGAGTGTGTAAAGGAGTACAAGTTCCACCCCGAAAGGCGGTGGCGTTTTGACTTTGCCATACCGAAGTATAAAATCGCCATTGAGATTGACGGTGGTGTCTGGACTTATGGGCGGCACAACAGGGCAAGTGGTTATATAAAAGATATGGAGAAGATGAACGCCGCCGCATCTTCGGGGTGGCTCGTGCTACATTTCACCCCCCAAGAACAATACAGATTGGCAACTTTTAATTTGATAAAAGAAACAATAAAAACAATAGAAAATGGAAGAGATATGGAAACCGATTAAAGGTTATGAGGGGCGTTATGAGGTATCAAGCAATGCCAATGTTCGCTCTGTAACATCAGGGAAACAAATATCAATGCATGTTGGATATGATGGATATGTAAGAGTAGCATTGTCGAAAGGCGGACGGCAACATCATGTATTTTTACACCGCTTAGTAGCCATTGCATTCGTTCCAAACACACAGATGTTATCAGAAGTAAATCATAAAGACGAAAACAAGCAGAACAACCTCCCTGATAATTTGGAATGGTGTACACACAAATATAACTCTAACTTCGGTACACGTTTACAACGTATGGCAAAAAGTAATTATAAGCCAGTAATACAATACTCCAAAGACGGTACAGAAATAGCAAGATACTCATCACAAAAGGAGGCAAAAGAGCGTACAGGGATAACTGGTAATCATATCTGTTGCTGCTGCAAAGGGAGACGTAAAACTGCTGGCGGTTATCTATGGAGATATGAAAACGAACTTAAATCAGCCATAAAAGCCCCTTTTTTGCCTTAAACATGATTATATTATAATCGTTTTTAGTATATTTGCAACAAAAACAACGATAAATAAAATTTTAGCACTATGATTAGATTTTCAGAGTATGTGTCGCCAGGACACCCCGATAAGGTTGCGGACTACATTTCGCAATACCTGTTGGATAGGTATATTGAGCAAGACCCCATGACACGGTACGCCGTGGAGGTACAGATAAAGGGTTATGATGTTACGCTTGGCGGCGAGGTTTCTTCAAAGGTTAATTTCGGGGAAGAGCAAATCGCTGTCTTTGTGCGTCAGGCGGTTTGCGAGATTGGTTATACAAAAGCATACAAACGCCTATGGAGGTGTGAAAACACAATATGCGGCGAAGACCTTTCCGTAACAGTGAATATAAGCCAGCAGTCCCCCGACATCGCACAGGGGCTACAAGGCTGGGGAGACCAAGGCATATTCTTCGGAATGGCGACCAACAACCCCGACACCTGCGGTATGCCTTACGACCACACCATAGCCAAGCGACTGTGCAAGTTGCTGTATGAAAGCGGTGTCGGCGGGCTTGACATCAAGACGCAGGTAGTTACCGAAGACAACACCGTGAAAAAGGTTATCGTCGCCATACCTTTGTTACACGAGGCAAAAATCGACACGGTCAAAGGCATTGTATGGGCGACGATAGACGGCGATTATGAACTGATTGTGAACGGCACGGGGCGTTATGTACAGCACGCTTCTATCGCCGATTGTGGAACAACAGGGCGCAAACTTGCTGTGGACTTCTACGGAGGTAACTGCCTGATAGGAGGCGGAAGCCCTTGGACTAAAGACGCAAGCAAAGCCGACCTCACGCTTAATCTGTTAGCCCGCAGACTTGCAAAAAAATATGCTGTAAAGCACGGTTGCGACACCTTTGCAAGCCTTGCCTGTTGCATAGGTAGGCGGGAGGTCGATATGTGCGTACAGGACGCTGTGGGGAATGTTCTTGAAGAAGATATATTGGTTACAGACCTTGCGAAGTTACGCCATGAATTTAAGCTCGACACGCCCATATATGCGTCTATGTGCCGCTGGGGGCTGTTCGGGGAGTATCAACAGGATAAAGCATGGGAGGAGTAAAAGGCTATGAAGACAGAAATCGTAAAACTCACGCAAATAAAGGTAAACGGTGATAACCCAAGAACCATAACGAACGAAAAGTTCGACAAACTTATCAACAGCATACTCGTGCTGCCGAAGATGTTGGAACTGCGCCCCATTGTTGTTGATGATACCTTTGTCGCTCTCGGCGGTAATATGCGTTACAGGGCTTTGACGGCTGTTGAAAGCATGTCGATTGATGAACTTGCACAACGCCTGTCAGGGCTTCGGGATTACAACAAGAAAACCGAAGCGGAACGGCAGCACCTTATCAACTATTGGGACGAATGGAAAGCCAATCCGACCGCACCTATCATCAAGGCTTCGGAATTGTCAGAGGACGAACGCAGAGAGTTCGTTATCAAGGATAATATCGGCTATGGAGATTGGGATATGGACGCTCTTGCTAATGAGTGGGATAGCCAAGACCTCGACGATTGGGGGCTTGATGTATGGCAGGATAACAGCGTCATTGGGAAAGAAATAAAAGAGGACGATGTGCCTGACATTGATGACGTAAGAGAACAAAAGGTTAAAGATGGTGATATTTGGATTTTAGGCGAACACCATCTGATGTGTGGGGACAGCACCAAACTCGAAGATACAGAGAAACTGATGAACGGCGAACTCGCAAGCCTGTTACTCACCGACCCTCCGTATAATGTTGCTTATGTGGGTGGGACCAAAGATGCACTGACCATTAAAAACGACAGCATGTCTGATGAGGCATTCTTGGATTTTTTGACGAACAGTTTTGCTTGTGCAGACGCATCGATGAAAAAAGGGGCAGCATTCTATATTTGGCACGCAGAATCAGAGGGGCTTAATTTCAGAAAAGCCTTAAATTCTACGACATTGTCTATGCGACAATGCTTGATTTGGGTAAAAAACACATTTGCATTAGGACGGCAGGATTATCAATGGATGCACGAGCCATGTCTCTATGGATGGAAAGACGGTGCGTCTCACGAATGGTTTAATGACAGATGTCAAACGACTATCTTAAAATTTGACAAACCTGTTCGTAGCACAGAACATCCGACAATGAAGCCTGTCGCTCTATTTGCTTATTTGATGGAAAATAGTTCAAAGACTGGAGATGTCGTGCTGGATTTATTTGGCGGAAGTGGCACAACGCTTATCGCCGCTGAACAGCTTGGCAGAAAATGCTATATGATGGAATTAGACCCACACTATTGCGATGTCATTATCGCAAGATGGGAGAAGTTCACGGGATTAAAAGCGATTAAAGAGTAATATCAATGAGCAGCATCGAATGTAAGCAAAGACGACAGGTAAAAGAGGGGCGGCTTGCAATCGTCGCCCAACTGTACAAGCGAGGCTACACCGTCCGAGCTATACGGGCTGAGGTAATGCGACGGCTTGACCTGCCAACTTACAGCGTATCGACGGTACACGGCGACATCAAATCGCTGTTAAAGGAGTGGCGCGAAAGCCGTTTGGAGGATATGGACGACGCACTTCAACTCGAACTTACCCGTATTGACGACACAGTGCGGGAGTTGTGGGAACAATGGGAGAAATCGAAAGAAGACTACATCAAGACACAGCGCAAACGCAAAGGTGCTCCCGCACGCAACACTAACCAAGAAAATAATAATGGCGGCGATGGTGGCATACGTACTTTTAGCGTTGAGGAAAAGACTTTGAACATCGTAGGGCTTGGCAACCCAGCCTACATATCAGAGATACGCCAACAGTTGGCAGAGCGTCGTAAGTTGCTCGGCTTGTACGCCCCAGAAAAACGAGATATACAGGGCGGAATGTCCTTTGCCACATTCCTTATGGAAAGCGGAATGATAGACGAGGCAGAACGGGAGGCGGGCGTTTAACCCCTTTTCAGCCCGAATGTGGGCTTTTCTTTCGTCGGGCGGACGGTTTTACCTTTCGACGGCGAAAACGCCAAATACGGCGATTTTTGAGCAAATAACTTATAATGGCGAAGAACGACTATATCATACGGCAGAGAGGCGTAGCCCTGTTAAACAGTTGGCGGGCGGATTGGAACAGGTTCGTCCGTGACGCTCTTGGCGTAACACTTGACAGGGAGCAACAGGAAATCCTCTCCTCCGTGCAGTTCAACCCCCGCACGTCGGTCGCTTCGGGTACGGCTCGTGGAAAGGACTTTGTCGCTGCCTGTGCCGCCGTGTCGTTCCTGTATCTCACGCCCCGTTGGAACAGCCACAGGGAACTCATCGAAAACACAAAGGTTGCGCTCACAGCCCCGACGGACAGACAGGTAAAGAACATTATGATACCCGAAGTTTCACGCCTTTACAACAGGGCTAAACAGCGTGGTATCGTATTGCCTGGAAGACTAAACGCCTACGACATCCGCACAGACAACGAGGAATGGTTTTTGACAGGTTTCAAGGCGGACGAACATAATCACGAGGCTTGGTCGGGTTTTCACGCCGTACACACGATGTTCGTTATCACAGAGGCTTCGGGTATCGGCGACGATACCTTTTCAGCGATTGAGGGAAACCTGCAAGGCGACAGCCGTATATTGCTCGTGTTCAACCCCAATACTCCCGTAGGCTATGCTGCCCGCAGTCAGCGTGGCGACCGTTGGGCGAGGTTCCGCCTTAACAGCCTAACAGCCCCGAATGTTCTTGAAAAACGACTTATAATCCCAGGGCAGGTTGATTACGAATGGGTGGTTGATAAGGTCGAGCAATGGTGTACGCCTATCAACGCAGAGGACAGAACGGAGGAATTGGACGACTTTGAGTTTGAGGGCAAGTGGTATCGCCCCGAAGACCTGTTTAGGAAGAAAGTGTTAGGAAAGTTTCCAAAAGTCGCTGATGATGTTCTTATACCGCAACAATGGATAGAAGCCGCACAGGAGCGTTGGAAACTTGCACAGGGCAAAGAACCTGTATCGGACGAACTGCGCTTGCTCGGTGTCGATGTGGCAGGTATGGGGCGTGATAGTACCTGCTTCTGTGAACGCAAGGGCAAGTGGGTGGCAGAGTTACAGTCAAGGAACAGCGGCGGACAGGCTGACCACATGGCGGTGGCGGGCGAGATAGCAGCACGACGACGCAGACACCCCCGTATGATTGTAAGCATAGACACTATCGGCGAGGGTGCGGGTGTATTCAGCCGTTGCATAGAAATAGACGATAAAAGGTATATCATCAGTTGCAAGTACAGCGAGGGGGCAAAGCAATTCGAGCGTGATTTATCGGACATAACAGGGCAGTATAAATTCGTCAATATGCGTGCCTATTTGTTTTGGTGCGTCCGTGATTGGCTCAACCCCAAAAACGAAACGGGGGCTATGTTGCCGCCTGACAGCCAACTTGCAGAGGAAGCAACAGAGATACGCTGGTCTTTCCGTTCCGACGGCAAGATAATAATCGAGCCAAAGGAGGACATCAAGAAGCGACTTGGTCGCTCTCCCGATAAGTTCGACGCACTTGCCAACACATTCTATCCCGTCCGCTCGACACGACAGGCGATAGACCTCGACAGGCTATCGAAACTCGTATAAACATTCACTATAAAAATCAATAGCAATATGACAATCGAAGAAATTTTGAACTCGACGGAACTCACGGCTGCGGAAAAGATTGCAGCCCTGCGAGAAAAGACAATCCAAGTTCCTGCGTGGACGGGGCGGTATGGACTTGTGCATCAGTTCGACCCCACGAAACACCCAGTGATGAACAAACAGAAATACCCTGACATCGTTTCCGATGACGGGATAGAGTATGTTACCCGTGTTACCTGCGATCTGCAAAGGCTCGCCACAAAGCGAATGACGGAGTTATGCTGCGGCATACCTGTAAAGCGTGTGTATAAGCCTGAAAACGACATACAAAAAGAGATTGCCTATTACATTGAGGCGATATTCGACCGCAACCGCATTAACAGCGTGAACATCGAGCGTCTGAACATGCTCTTTGCGGGCTGCGAAGTATTGACGCTGTGGTACGCCATTGAAAGCAAGAACAATATTTATGGCTTCGACAGCCCGTTGAAGTTCCGTTGCCGTAATTTCTCCCCTATGCTTGGCGACGACCTTTATCCGCTCTTTGACGAGTACGGCGATATGGTGGCGATGTCGGTCGGCTACACTAGAAAGGTAGGCAAGAAGAACGTGCAGTATTTCGACACCTATACATCGGCAAAGCATATCAAGTACAGCAACGCAGGGGGAGAATGGGCAGAAGTTGAGAATGAAGACATAACGGCGGTTGGCAAAATCCCTTGCATCTACATTTACCGCCCCACACCTGTTTGGGAGGACACCTCAAAAACCGTTTATGAGATAGAATGGGCGTTGTCCCGCAACGGAAACTACCTCCGCAAGAACTCCAAGCCCATATTTGTTGTGCTTGCCGATGAGGTTATACAGTTTGGCGACGAGAAACCCGAAAACAAGGAGTTCAAGGCGGTTATGCAGTACCCGAAAGGCTCAACGGCGCAGTATGTTACTTGGCAACAGGCGATTGAAAATCTAAAATTCTATGTCAGCGAGTTGCGGTCGCTGTTCTTCACGCAGTTGCAACTCCCAGATTGGAGTTACGAAAAGATGTCGCAACAGGCTTTGTCGGGCGAGAGCCGCAAGCAACTATTTATTGACGCACAGATGAAAGTGAACGATGAGAGCGGACGGCTGTTAGAGGGCTTCGACCGTGAAATAAATGTCGTAAAGGCTTTCCTAAAAACAGCCCTCCCAGAGCGATACCAAAGCGACATAGACGCTTTGAAAGTCGAAACAAAAATAACCCCGTTCTCTATCACGGACACAAAGGAAACAGTCGATATGCTTATGACAGCCAACGGCGGCGAGCCTATCATGTCGCAGCGTGAGAGTATAGAGGAGTTCGGACACAGCGACGATGTGGATAAGACACTCGAAGAGATAGCCCAACAGGGTGTTGAGGACGCTTTTAACCCTACAGTGTAATATGGCGACACCAAGACGAAGAAAACAGGCTATGGCAGAGGTAAAATACCGTTGCCGTGATTGCGCCAATAGTTATGATTGGCAAAGCAAGGCACTCGACGGGCATTTGATACTCTGCCGTTGCCCGTACAAACAACAGGGCGGTAAGTTCTGTGTGTTCCTTTCAGACCCGCAATGTGAGCATTTCAAACTGCGAACAGCCAATGGCAAAGAAGCAAGATAAATACGACCTACGGCACAAGCGCAATATCAAGGTTTACGAGTTGCGCATAGACGCTATATATCGGGAGGCAATTCGTGAGGCGGTTGCGATAAGCGGCACAGCGGGGCAAATAAAGCCCGACACGCCGTTTTCTTTCGACGACTATCCAATTACACGCAAACGGATAGAAAGCCTTATGTCGGGTTTGAAATCGAGAATGGAAACGGTCGTACTGAACGGGATTAAATCTGAATGGACGCTTGCCAACAACAAGAACAGCGAACTCGCTAACCGTGTCTTCGGCAAGAATGTGGGTAAACTGACACAGGCTCAGTATAGACGCTATTACAGCACGAACGACGCAGCACGACAGGCGTTCCAACAGCGCAAAGTCGGAGGGCTTAATCTCTCCGACCGTGTGTGGCGTTATACGGAGCAGTTCAAGGAGGAAATCGAAATGGGGCTGGATATTGGCATACGCTGCGGACGCTCCGCCGATGAGTTGAGCCGTGATTTACGCCAATACCTGAAACAGCCAGACAAACTGTTTCGCCGTGTGCGTGATGAACACGGGCAGTTACAGTTGTCGAAGCGTGCGAAAGCATATCATCCAGGGCAGGGTGTTTACCGGAGCAGTTACAAGAATGCTCGACGGCTCGCCGCAACAGAAACCAACATCGCCTACCGCACCTCTGACCACATCCGTTGGCAGCAGATGGATTTCGTCGTCGGCATAGAGATACACTTGTCGAACAACCACACGCTCAACGGCAAACCATTCCATGACATCTGCGATGAACTTGCAGGCAAGTACCCAAAAGACTTCAAATTTACCTCATGGCATCCGCATTGCAGGTGCTTTGCCACTTCGATTTTGAAGACACCCGAAGAAATCGCCTCTGACACGCAGAAAATGCTCAACGGAGAGCCAACGGACGGCGAGAGCGTGAACCGTGTCCGTGATGTTCCACAGGCTTTCAAGGATTGGCTAACGGAGAACGACGAAAGGCTTGGGCGTGCTTCGAGTGTGCCCTATTTCATGTCAGACAACCCGAAATATACAGGCATACAGCCGTCTTACGGAACGGTCGGGGCAGTTACAGGCACGAAGCTCGGACGCACCGCTACAAAGGCTGCAATCAAGGTGTACGAGGATATGCCCGCCCCGACGCTGACAGAGGAAGTTCGGGACAACACAACAGCCATAGCCTCTGCCATGGGGATAAAGACACCGCCAAAGCCTATGCCGTTCTTGGAAGCGAACGAGGGGCGGGGCAACATGGATTTCAACAAGGGCAAGCAGTTCACGGAAAACTGTCAAATAGCCGTTGCGGTACACGAGGCACGGCTGCGAGGCTTGAATGTTACCTCTCTCTGTTATGACACTGATAAAAACAGCATTCCGTACAGGCTCGGCGAGCGTTATCAGGACATTTGGGAACACCCCAAGACGCACAAGACACCAACACCGACGACACTTCGCAACGCCTCTTACGACACGATGTTGTCGAAATTGGAAACGGCGACAAAGGCTGTCGGACGCTATCATATCGGCATAAACATGAAGTACGGCGGTCATGTCATAACGGCGGAACGCCTCGCCGACGGACGCATGATGTACTATGACGCACAAAGCGGCACATTCCTAAAAATAGAAGAATACGCCGCCCGTGATGTAGAGTATTTCGAGGTTCTGAAAGTAGACAAACTGCTTCTTCGCCGTGATTTGTTTAAGTCCGTGGCAAAGGCTCTTTAGCCTGTTTTACAGCCCAGTATATCTCATCAACATTAAGCACCCGCTGGACTTTTCCTGCGGGGCTTATTTTTATGATATGCGGGTGTCCCAAATAACGGGGGCGGTCGGTGTAATCAACATGGAAATACCTGTACCCGTTACGCTCGGCGGAGGGGCGCACGATACCGTACCCGTTCCTCTCCGCATACTGTTTTGCGATGTCGTTATAATCTTTCATTTTCTTGTTTGCAAATTTAGTTGTTTTTCTCTGAAAAGCGACTAAAATCGTTTTTCTTTTTCACTCTTTGACGATTAAAACCCCGAATTTGTCAGTTTATTTGCGTTTTGTGGGCTTCAAATTCGTTTTTGGTATAAGTTATCACCCAAAGAATTTCAACGCCTTATACGGGCTTAAAACGCTTTTTCCTTAAAATCGGCTCTTTCGTTATTCTGCACCGCCTCCCATCGTAGGGGTTGCCATGCGATACCCCGATGTTCCATAGACGTGTAACTTTGCAGCCTATTTGCTCCGCCGTGAACACCTCGTAGATGGCGGCGAGGCTGTGGAAATAGAACTCCGTGCGGTCGTCAACTCCGAGCAGGGGTGGCACTTTGAACTCCACCCGATAGATAAACTCCTCACTCATACACCGCCCTCCTCTTGCCGTTCCTTGCGGTTGATAACCGTGTCGCCGTGTATCGGGAAGTCCCAATCCACGATGTCCTCATTCTGCGCCTCGACCTTTCCAAGCAGGGCGGCGATGTTCTTTTCTACCTCCGCCTCCGCTTCCTGACGGTTGTGCGCCTTGATTTGTACCTGTCCGCCGAAGACGAACTTTGCTCTGATTTTGAATGTCTTTTTTGCCATATTGTTTTTTTTGTAAAATAAATCGCCTGATACACACAGGGCGAAAATTCATTGTCGCCGACAATACCGTAAGGTATCTTCTTTTCTCTACTCTCCTATACTCTCCTTTCGCGCGCGCGCTGTCTCGGTTTTCAATAAAAGAAACTCAAAGGGGTAGGGGTTTCTCTTATGAATAACTCAAAGGGGTAGGGTTTTCTATATATAAACTGACTTTTTCATTTTCAACTTGCCTGTTGATAGATTTCGGGCGAACTCGTGACATTGTAAATAAAATCTCCGCAACGCACCAGCATTGCATCAGCTCCATAGTACAGGCGTTTCATTCCTCGAACGCTGCCCGTTCTGTGGAAGTTGGGGAAGCGGCTTATACCGACACGCTCCCCCTGTTCCTTTTTCATTATCCGTACTTTCATCGCTCGTATTGTATCGATAAATTTTCAGGCTTCACAGGAAACCAATAACTATCTTTGTTAAGGTAGATACAATGCCCGTATTTCCAAAGGTCGTTATCCTTGCTTATGGCGATTATTGTCATATCGGGGAACGATACTCCGTAATCGTTTGTAAATACCACCCTGTCCCCAGGCTTGAAATCAATCTTTGGGTTTGGCACGATTTCTGACAGGCGATGCACGAAATGCCCTGCCTCGTTGCCCTTGCGGAGCCAATCTATTATTTCTGCTTTCATAATCACACCTTGTTTAGATTAAATAAATCTGCTTGTGTCATTCCCTCAAACCAATCAGGATTAAAAGGGTTGCAACTATAGAATCTATCATATTGCTCCTTGGATATTTTCCACTGACTTTCGTCATATTGGAAAGCCCATCCTGTTCCAAACTTCTCTACCATTTTATCATGAGCTTCGCCGTATGTTTCTGCTTCTTCAACATGATAGCAGTTGTGATATTGGACATCACTCATCATAGCAGTTGTGATATTGGACATCACTCATCATAGCAGTTGTGATATTGGACATCACTCATCATAAATGTGAAATAAAATCGTCTCATATTTCTTTTAATTTAGTTGCCCGCCACAAACGCCGTTACAGTCCCTGTGGCGGGCGTGGTTATACTTATGCCTGTAATTTAACACGGTTCATCAATGCGCCGCTTATTTCGTGTAATTCACGGCTTCTTTCAGGCGACAACTCGCGGGCGTGTGCCGTGATAGCCTGTGTGAGTTTCCAAAGTGTCGCTCCACCCTGTACGCCGTCTTCGGGGTCATTCTTCATCAGGAGTTTCTCAACCTCTTTCCCCTCCTGTTTTTGGAGCGTGCTCGATTTAACGAGTTTGTGGATTTCACTCTCAAAATCGACCTCTATTTCACTTGCCCCCTGTATCTCGTATGCCTTGCGTTCGAGAGCCTCTCGACTGAAAAGCCCCTTTGTCAAGTCACGAACAGCCGAAACGGTCGTCTGTGTGTCAAGTTCGTATGTACGCTGTGAAATGGCGAGGTTGTCGGGCAACTTGCTTCCGAGGTGTACTTGCTTCATCACGCTTTCACGAACCATACCGTTAAGGCAAGCCCCGTTCAAGAGGAAAGCACGCATATCAACCGCCCCGTCGCCATAGTCCGATGTGCTGAACCTTGCGCCTGCGAATATGATTACATCGCCGTTATTGGCTGTTGGCACAACAAGAGGCTGCGGGAGTATCGTTTCCGCCCAAACCTTTGTGTCGTTCATGTAAGCGTCTGATATAACTGCTCCTTGCCCAGCAGCCTCCTGCACAAAGGCAGTAAGAATTTCGACGCTGTTCAATCGGCGGTAACTGTCGCTCAACACGCCTCGCACCTGCTGTCCGACCGTCCGCACGAGGACACGGCTTCTCTCCGTCCAACCGCTGTGTTCATTCAGGACAGTCGCGGCGAGTTGTCTTGCCCAAGGCTTTCCTCCTGCGAGATTGCGGAGGTAACGCTGTGGGATTGTCATACGGTCGGCAAGTTGTCCTATGGCGTTGTCGTGGAGTGAAAATACACCGTCGGGCATATTCATTGATAGTTTACCGTCCTCATCGTTGAATGTGATAACGGGGCTGTGGTCGTTGAGTTTTAAGTTTACACCTATTGGGGCGATGTAGTCCTGTGCAATCTTGCCCTCGTTTACGAGGCGTTCCATTGTTGCTTGCACGCCCACGGCTTTGCCGTCAATCATTCTCTGCACTTTGTTCATTACCACTTGGTTGAGCCCCATCTGAAGGTCGGTTGTTGCTGTTGTCATAATTTTAAAATTTGAAGTTGTTAAAAAGTTTATTTGTTACCTTTTGTAAGTTGTTCGCGTATCGCCAACCTTTTACCTGCTCTGATAAGTCGTGGTAGATAAATATCAAGAGCATGACCTGGAAACGTTGCGCTTCTGTAAGGTATGCCATCATTGATATCCTTTCTTGATGTGGTCAGCGTTATGCCGAGGTCATGGGCGCATATTACAGCGTCCTCTTCATAGGCGGTATAGAAATCGCCTGTTCTGAACAGAAACACACGATCGGGATGCCGTTCTTTGAGTTTCCTGAATTGTTCTAAAATTGTTGCCATAGTCTTAATCGAATTGTATGTTGAATAAGAATTTCTCTGCTTCTGTTAACAGGGCTTCGCCTGTCAGATTATCATTTGATGGTTCAAACCCTGCGAGGTATGCACCCTCGATAATATGCTGTTCCATAGTTATTTGTTATAAAAAGTAATTTTAAGTCCGCGACGCAGTTTGCATACACAGTTATCGCCCATTCCCTTTTCGGCTCTGGCGAGGAACTTATTGGCGAGTTCTATGCCTATCAGGGCGAGCATTCCGCTCACGCCTACAAGTGTGTTAATTTTGCAACCCTCATTATCAACTCCCGCAATCTTTATCAGGTAGTTGCGGTTGATGTACCTCGTGCTGTAATTTAACTGTGTCATTTCTCTGTTATTTTCGGTGTTTAATATGATTATATTGCAATCACGTTGCAAAGTAAGTGAAGATATGTCAGTATAACAAACTTTTTAGCGAAAATTATTAACTGAACAGGATATATTTTAATTTTATTAACTCTTGCGGGATAATTTCGGCGTGATAAAGCCACGTATAATCAAAAAACACGAATAACCAAAGAAAATAGTCGAAAAATAAAAATAATATAATTTTATAGTAATCATATTCAAATAAAATGATTAACTTTGTAGCGCAAACTGAACAGTTTATTTAATCTTTAATATATGAAAGAGAAAATTTTAGCGGCATTGAAAGCCAAATTTCAGGGGGGCAATGCCAATGTTCTGAACAGGATTGCCGAGAAACTCGCCAAGACTGTTACGACAGATGAGCAAGTTACAACCGCCGTTGCGGGGGTAACACAGGAACTCATCGAGGTTATGGAAAGTTACGGCGACAGCCGAGCAACGGAAGCCACACAGACAGCCACACAGAACTACGAAACGAAGTACGGGCTGAAAGACGGCAAGCCGATTGCAGGCGGCACGGAGCCACAAGGCGTTACAGGCGTAACAACCACGACCGAACAAACAGGGGGTACAGAAACCGTCCCCGCTTGGGCACAGCAACTTATTAACGACAACAAGTCGCTTTCTGAACGCTTGAACAAGATGGACGGAGAACGCACAACCGCAACCCGTAAGCAGCAACTTTCGGCGGTGTATCAGAAACTGCCCGAAAATCTCCGAAAGCCTTACGAGCGTATCTCTGTTGATGCGCTTTCAGACGAAGAGTTTACAGCCCTCGTCGGCGAGGTTACAACGGAGGTGGACGGACTTGTGCAGTCGCTGGGCGCAAAAGGGGCTGTATTCGGAAGACCTGCCGCACATAACGGCGGCGCAAATCAAGGGGACACGCTGACAAAGGAGCAGGAAGCGGCAATCGGTATTCGTGAGGGCAAGGCTTCAGCAGACGGTCAGCCGTTCTAAATGTCTAACAAATTAAATTCAATTACGCAATGAGTATGACAGTCACTCGCCGTAAGGACACTCGTACACCCCGTGTCCTTATGCACAAGGTCGCTGATATTCGGGGCGGCGTGTCAGTGAACACGGCGGAACTCGGAGGCGACTATCTGAAAGAGGGCAGCGTGTTGAGCGCACCCATTGACGGTATCTCCCATGTCGTAAAGGTTGCGGAAGTCGTTGCAGAGGTTCAAGCCTCCGAAAAGACCGTAAAGGTAAAGAAAGGGCATAACTTCAATGTAAACGATTTCGTGCTTATCGACGAAAACGCCGTCGCAGCCAAAATCACAAAGATTGACGACACGACGAGCAAGGAGTTCGACACGCTGACTATCAGCGAGGCGTTGGGGGCTATCGCCCTTGGCGGCGCAATCGCAGAGGCAAAGAAAGCCTCGAGCGCATCAGACAATAAGTCGGCGTTGAAGTACCGGCCTCTCGCTATCACAGGAACGGGCAAACCCGTGGAAAAGAAAACAAACCTTGATGTTGACGCTTGGCTTATGGGCGTTACAAAGGGCAATGTACTTCCCGCCTGTGTATCAAAGTATCTCACGGGTATCATCAATTACTAACAAATCAGACGCATAGAATATGGCAACAGTAACAAATACCCTTATTCAAGGGCTTACAAACCAAATGGTTCAGGCGCGTCTGAACACCGTGGACGCAAAGCCGTTCCTCTTCGGAACTCACTTCCCCGTTAAAAAGGTAAACGGCTTCATTTGGAAGACGCTGGGCAACCAACTTGCCAAGCGCAATGTAGCCGCAGACCTACACACCGATAACGGCACGATTATCCGCAAGCGCCGCCCTGTCTTCGAGAGCGCAAAGGGAGATATTCCGTTTATCTCTATCAGCCGTGAAATGACACGCTCGGAGATAAAGGAGTATCAGACCGAACTCGCTTTTGCTCAGGACGAGGATGCTACGAAACTCGTACAGTATTGGGGCGAGGATGTGGATTTCTGCTTCACAGGTGTTCAGTCCGAGTTGGAGTTCATCGCTTGGTCGCTGGCTTCCAACGCTGCGAAGTTGGCGTTTACAACGACCAACAACGCAACATACGCCAACGAGTTCGACCTTGATTACGATGTGGACGATTTTCAGAAGCAAGCCACAAGTACGGATTGGGCGGACGCTGGAAATGCAGACATCATCGACGACTTGGCAAAACTCGTGAAACTCGCAAAGGACAACAACCTCAATCCCAAGTTCGCTTTCATCAACTTGGACGAACTGTACCGCATCTGTTCTTCGGAGCAGATTATCAAGGCTTGTGCCTCTTACCTCGCGAACGCCGTGGGTGTCTCACAGACCCCCGACCTCGCTGCCGTGAACACAATGCTTGCAAAACAGGCTTGGCTCAATGGCTTGCAGTTGAGGGTTATCGACCAGACGATTACCCGTGAGGCTATCGACGGCACTTCTTCTTCACGCAACCCGTTCGCAGACCGACGACTCATTCTCGCAGAGAGTGAACGCCTCGGCACAACGCAGTACGATGTATTGCAGGAGAATAACGACCTTATCCTCCGCGCGGAGCGTGCGCACACTATCGTGAAGAAGTATGGCACGACAGAGCCATTGAGTGAGGTTACTATCGGGCAGGCTGACGCTGTGCCTGTGTTTGACACGGCATATCGCAACCTGTATGTAAGAACCGACAAACAGGCTTGGGATTAACTCTGAATTGATATGGCAACAGTTCTCGAAACCCTCAAAGCGGTAAACGCATATCCCGTTCCGCTCCGTACGTTTATAGAGACGGCGGAGCAACGGTGCTTGACGCTAAACGAGGAGGCTACAAGGGAAGTTCTGACAGGGCGCGGCTACCGCCTCGCATACGCAGATCTGCTTCTGTGGCTTTCCCTTGCCCCAAACATCACGCAGGGAGGGCAGTCGTATTCGTTTACGGACGAACAGCGGCAGCAATTTCGCAATCAGGCAAAAGCCCTGTATGATGAATGCGGCGAGGTGTCGGTGGCTGCAAAGCCCATATACGGTTACAAAGGCTCACGGCTATAATAATTCCAGCAACTCATGATTATTGAAAACGGCACAATCGAACTTAAACAGAAGACGGGCGGAGGCGGAATAGACCCGGCAACTGGCTATCCGCAGAAACCATCCTCTGTCGGTTGGGGCAACCCGATACCCTGTCAGTACATGTCCAACCAGTACAATAACCTCGGACGGGTAAACGGCGAGCACTTCAAGACAGCCGAGTACACAATACTTATTGAAGAGCAACCGTTCGGCGCAGAGCAACTTCGGTTGAAAGACCTTGCTGGAAGCGTCGTCGGGGAGTTTTCGATAATTCAGGCAGAGCCGTTGGAAGCCGTTTGCGAGATTAGGATATTGGTTTAGCCCCGTAATTCGCCCCGTGTCGGCTTGAAAAATCAAACTCAATAAAGCATACGAGTTCGGGAATAAAATCCGCCACAGGCGAAATTCGGATAAAATAACTATCTGATGACATGCCGATAAAAAGACTTACACCACCAGCAGAGATAGACCGCTTCATTGAAGCGGAAATGGAGAGGCTGAAAAATGCCATCATCTATAATCTTTGCGCAGTCGGGGAGCAAGTCCTTAATGCGGCAAGGCTGACAAACTCCTATAAAGACCAAACGGGCAACCTCCGAAGCAGTATCGGCTATGTCGTTGCTGTGGACGGAGAGATTGTAAAGATGAGTTCATTTGATGTCGTGAAAGAGGGAGGCGAGGGCGCAAAAGGCGGCAAGGCATACGCAATGAAACTCGTTAGGGACTTTCCGAAAGGCATTGTTCTTATTGTAGTGGCAGGTATGAATTACGCCTCCTATGTTTCGGCAAAGGGCTATGACGTTCTCGACAGTTCGGAATTGTTGGCAGAAAAACTCGTCCCGCAGATGCTGGGCAAACTTGGATTTAAATAACAGGGATACGGTATGGCAAAGACAGGCAAACAGGTACAGGGAGATATTTACGGACTTCTTAAAGGCAGCACTCTTTACTCGATGATTTCAGGTGATGTCTATAGGGGAGGCTATCGCCCCCGTGACAGCCGTTTGGAGGACGCTGTTGTGATATTCACAGCAGGTCTGCCCGACCAAATACAGACGGGTGTGGTAACGGTAAATATCTTCGTGCCTGACATTGACCCTTATGACAACGGAGTGTTCGTTGAGGACGGACGGCGCACGGAGGAGATGGAACTTCTCGCAGCCGAATGGGTGAAAAGCCTTTCAGCGGAAGTGTCATGCTACAAATTCCGTCTAATGCAGACAATACACACCGAGGAGGAGGCCGAAATAAATCAGCATTTCGTTGTCGTAAAACTCGGTTACAATTATTTCGGCGAGGACGATGCCGTTCCCCTGTAATGAAAACGGAGAAAACTTATTCAACAAATAAAAAGTAAACAACT